TTACTTCTCTTTCTCCTTCCCTTCCTGAATCCGTTTCCAGATGGTCTCAAATTCATCCGGCTTCGGGTCCGGGATGGGTAAGGGGACGGTCATACGTTTAACTGCTTCAAACTCTTTTAGCAGTTCTTCATCAGAGTACTCTTCCGTTTCATGTATCGTTTCGTTCTTGTCCATCTCTGTACACCTCCTTTCACCTCCATTGTAATGTGAGGGGTGGCAACTTTTAGATGGTAATTTATTCCATTCTTTATCCTGCCAGCATCCTCACGGAGTTCTCCTGAATGAATCCCTTAATCTGGTCATATCCCCAGCCACAACTTATGAGGCTACTCACCAGCATTTCCATGGATTCTATTTGTTTCAGTTCATCTGACGTCACATATTCCCGGATACTTTCTTTTCCCTTCACTCCATACTGCTCCTGGAGCTCCTTCATGGTCTTTCCAAAGATAGTCTTATAGATGAGCTTGGTATAGTTGGGATACATGAATTTCTTGTGCGGGCTGTCAGCCACCTTCATCTTAATGGTATCGGTTAGGATATGACGGACAATGATTCCCTTGTCCCTTTCAATCTGCCATTGCTGCCGCTCCGTGTAGATTCTCTTAAGCTCTTTCTCCATGGTGTTGAAAGCCTTGATATAATCCAGCTTCCACCTTAAAGCCTTTTCGCCTGTGAATCCCATTGCCAGCAAAGAGAACCCATCTCTGTCCATCTCATACATCGGGTATTCTTTACCTCGGCTTTTATATGTAGTTTCCTTAAAAAAATTGGCTGCCGAATTTTCGGCCGCGAGATTTCTAATAGCATCCAGCACATGTCTATGTTCTTTCTCAAAATGTTCTGCCACCTTAAGGCTTGTAGTAATTAATCTTTCTTCATATCTCTTTCCAACGATTTCCACTAACATAAACTCCATCCTTTCTATGCGTTTATTTTTGCGTACAATAAAAGCCCTGGGAATCATCCCCAAGGCTTAATTCATCTACATGCTATTTCCTATCAAAAAATTCTTTAATTTTGTCTCCTGTAAGTTCTGTACACGTCCGCGTTAACTGCACCTGCTTATGCTTAGATTTTTCTGCTTGCCCCAATGCTTCCACAAATGCATGGGCAAGTTGCCTATCCTGTATTTTGATATCTTTCAGGAAGCTCTTTGTTGCCACACATATCGCCTCCACTCTTTTTATTACTCTCCTAGTCCGGGTCACCGCAACGCCCTATCCTTATCCGGTTAAAACTCCCCTATGTACTGTTCACCCTCCGGCGCCACATACAAAGCGCATTCCAGCGGATGTCCGGCCCGGGGCTCAAAATAGTAGTCCTTACCACCAATTACATGCCAGTTGGTCAGTGCATATCCATCCGTGTTAAAATAATACTTGTGATGGTTTATAATCTGCCAACACTCCTTGTAATACTGTGTGGTGCTGTATGCATACCACCATCCATTACTATCATGGTGCCATCCTGTCTCATACTCCGGCTGCTCCACCAGAGACCAGTCAGGACGTCCATAACCATCAATACGGCTGTTATCTAAGCTGTACTCTTTGCAGCACACCTCTCCGCCGTTGGCAACCACCTCGTTACCAGCGCTGGTGTTGCCCTCAATGGTCCTAACCTTGGTCATGGTGACCTCATAGACGATGCCTGTATGACAGATGCGCTTGGAGTTTTTAAAAAATATCTGGTCTCCCGGCTGAGGGTTGTCCTTATGGTACTGTCCCTTATTCTTATAGTATTGTGCGGACGTAGGGGTATAGGCCGAAAAACCGCCTCCCAGGAGCTGCCTGGCCGCCACCTGTCCAAAGGCCTGGACGAAGCACCAGTCCACAAACATGTCACACCACGGCTGCCCCTGAAGGGATGGATACAGGTCTCTGGCATACTTGGTGTAGTTGCTGCTGCCTGCATTAGCGGTCTTGCTGTCAAGCTGGCTGTTACTACGTTTCTCCAGATATCCAATCTCATTCTTTGCAACATTCAGTAATTTATCTATTGATTTCATAAAGCCTCCAATAAAAAAAAATAAGGCCCGGGGCTATTCCCAGGCCATGAAAAGTTGTGACGTCACAAGTTGCGATATCGTAACACCCGCTTAACCCCGCGGCGGGAGATATGCGGACCACATCCTCTCAGGTATCCATTTTTGTCTTATCTTCAACCTGCCCCTTAATCATCCTGGCCAGCGGCATTAAAAATGGCGGCATGGCCACGCCGATATCCAGCAGATTTTCCAGGATGCTGATTATCTCATTACATATAAGCCATACTGCCACGATGGTAGCAACCACGAAGGGCAGTTTAATAGACAGTCCTACATACTGGCCGGCATAATTAATCAGCACATCCATAGCCCATCCTAATCCCACCAATATCCACATACCTATCTTCTTAACGATGCCCCACAGGCCCTTGTCACTGGTCACCAGCTCATTGCGCCGTTTTGATGCCAGGATACCGGTTATGTAGTCTGTGAAATTCAATCCAGCCAGTATAAGCACGGGAACTGCCAGAATTCCCAACCATCCAAAAATCATGCTAAATGCTGCAACAAACACTGCTTTCACCTTATCCATTTTCATATACCTCACCTTTCCTTATTCTGCGGCATACTCCCTGCCGGTTATCTCCTGATAATCTGCCTCTAACAGCTTGCCGGCGGCCACTAGGGCCTTAAGCCGGTCAATGTCCCACAGCCTTGGGTAATACTTCTGTGCCAGTCCTTTTACATCCATGGTCTCACCTCCTCCTATAAATCAATACCGGCCATAATAGCCACGTAATCAATGTCAGCCGTATTCTTTTCCACCTGTGTGTCCACACCCGGCTGAGATAGCGTTAGGAGCGCCACACGGCCATATACAGCCTCGCCTGTGACGGCACCGTCCTCCCCGTATTGCTCCGGGGTAATAAGATAGTTGTCATCAATACTCTTTGGGTCATTCAGTACTGTATAACCATCGTACATCAGCAATGTGCTGCCATCCTCGTTGACAGTCTTAATCTGCTCCGTGGATGCCGCATCCGTAAACACGGCCACGATATCCTCCAACGGCTCCGTCGTCTGGAAGATAAGCCTCAGCGTGTTGGGCGTGGAGGATGCACCGCCGATGACCAGCGGATACTCCTTCCCGTTTTTCAATACAATCTTTTCATTCATAGATTTATTCCTTTCCGCCTGGCCGGACATGCCGGACGCCAGGCAATAAAATAAGCCCCTGGTTTAGGGACCTGATTTGCGGGTAATGTTCATCTTGCGTTTTTATCCCCCGACTCTTATACTATAGGTACAGGCTCTGCAAAGCCAAGTCCAAAAGAAAGGAGATTCTTTAAATGCAACATAATTATGCAGATATCGTTGCGCTTGCTAAATCCGTAACCGAAATAGCACTGCAACGAGGTATGATTAATATGAGCCGTGACTGCGAAAATACCGCGAAAGATATAGCGAAATTCTATAACACTTTCGTTGATGAAATCACGCAGCCAGAATCTAAGTAGTTGGCAAAGAGGCTCTGACAGACACCAGTTCAGCCAGAGCCCTCGATAACAAAAGAATTTCTTTCCCATTTCCTGTATGATTTTTACATTCATGGTCAATTTTTTCTGAGATATTTTTTATTGTAGAATCTAATTTATCTTGATTCATTTTTCCTCTCTTTCTGCTGTTTTAAGGACAGCTCCTTATTAGCGAAAATAGCAATTTAGAAAATTTGAACCTTGATTGGAAACTGATAGGAACTGTTACCGGACAGTCTCCAATAACGCTACCTGAACAGTTTGAACAACTGCTAATTAAGATGGAGCATAACAATGTTATATATTCGGTGTATGCACTAAAAAACTGGCTGTCATCGACTGCAAAAACATTTCGCACTGGTTATGGTATGAGTGATGGTAACTATTCCGCTTATATTGGCATTAATGTATCTCTTACACAAGCTACTCTTGAAGCATATAAGGTGGGGAATGTTGTCAATACAAATAGTACATCAGTAACGGCTTATTACAGATAATAATTATTAGCGGTAATAAACGGCAAAGCTGAAATTTGATTTATTATCTGCTGCGTTTATAAAAACAGAACTTATCGCAATTGTATTGGTGATGGCTATAACTATTTTTACATCCCAACCAGATGCGTCACGACCACAACCAGTCATCCAATTACCAGTGTTTTTACCAAGCTCTGCTTTTAATATATTGACACCACATGTATATGCGTTATCAGAAGTACGGTAAATCTTAATCATCAACTCATTATATTTTTCAGGTAATGGGCAAGTATCTGTGGCCTTGTATGTACCATTTAATTTCCATTCTAAATTGCTATCTATGCTATCTTTTACCTGCTTAAGGTACGCGCTGGATGGGACCTTATTTGTGGCCGTGGACTCCACCTGCACAATATCCGTCTTTGCCAATAACTTGGTCATAACCTTGTCCGCAATAGCGTCGATAAGTCTTTGTAAATCTGTACTCTCGCCCGCTGACACGAGTACCCCTGACGTATCTACTGTATCTATTCCATCTGCATTACTTGGGCCAGCAGGCCCCTGTATGCCTTGTGGTCCAGTAGGCCCCTGTATGCCTTGTGGACCTTGCTCTCCTTTCGGTCCTTTAAAATTACCCACAAATGCTCTAACTGCATCTGGCATTATATCATCCTCCTAAAATCATATATATATCACCATTATCGGTTACATCAAATATTGGTGCTACAGTACCACTGTAATAACACCATAAATTTCCGTCCGCATCTCCGGCGAATGTAAAAAAACCATTGGCCGGAACCGTTACACCGCTATCCCCTCTATCACCTTTGGGACCAACCGGACCTTGTATTCCCTGAGAACCAGCGGGGCCAGTGGGACCTTGTATTCCCTGTTCCCCTTTATCCCCCTTTTGACCCCGCTCCCCTTGCTCTCCCTTGAGCTGCCCACTGTCCAGTAGCCCTTGGATATGTGCAATAATTTCCTCACCTTCGTTTTTTATCCGGTCAAATTCAGCTATGTAAATGCCGGCTGGAATATTATTTTCAAACAAAGGGTTTTGTCTACAGAAAAATGAAAAACCACAGCTTGACTTACGTCCGTCAGCATACATCAAAGTAACAACCGCATATACATCTCCTGCATCCTGCAATTCATTTCCTTTTAAGACATATACGTAAGTTCCTGAACTGACCTCTTTTTCCAGTTCTCCCTGGATTATGTATCCCCGTGAAGTAACAAAGGTAATCAAACCGGATTGTGCTTCGGAGACGTCTGCGTCATCATTTTTCACGTGGATGGTCAACTTATCTTGTCCATAATCTCCCTGACTCATTGCGATTCCAGTTTTTAGGACTGATGTCTGTTTAACATTGAGTATAATGTCGTGTATGACCATTTACATATCACCAACCTTCCCCAGAATAACATAGGTCCCGCCAACTCTCGCCAAAAGGATGTGGTCACCATACCGAGGCTTATAGGTTGACAGACATTTATACTGCTTATAACTCGCCCTATCTTCTCCTGCAAAAATAACCAGATAATTGTGATTCTCATCCACATACGGAGCAATTTCTCCCATCCTAAATGGCGATATCTCCTTTTTGTTTTTTTCATAGTCCTGATATCTGTCTTGTGCTGATTCGTAAATCATATTCGCATCACCTTCTTTAATGTATGGTTCATCTTTTCACCGATTCCAAGTTTCATTGACCAGGCATACTCTATATATTTACTCGTTATTCCCAGCTTGTCATTTCTTAAATAAATGCAGTTCCTGTATTCATGGTGTGGCATCAATGCCGTTGGAAGCACCACATTATCATTCACTTGCGACATTTCAATTGCCACTCTCCGGGTAAATGCATCCAGTGTGCCTTGGTCCGCAATATCATCCACAGACTCCACATTCACGATTTTCCGGCCTCTGCGTTGAATGCTCAATGGGCTGCTTGCGTCATTATTTACATATTCTGATCTAAGCGAAGTGTTCTCCACATCCGGATTTTCTACATAGCGGATTACTATGTTTGGGACATTATACAAATCATTGGACTGGTTTGCCCCGGAAAGAATGAGACTGTTATCATCCGTCATGTATCCGTATTCTGCCGCACGTTCGTCCGGCTCAATATACTTTTTAGCTACAGCGTTTCCCATCCTATCAAAATGGATTGGTGTGTAATTGATGGCCTGCAAAAGAGAATTGATAACATCCAGTTTGCTTGTCCCTATCTCATATTCAAGGTCTACGGATGTCCTAAGTTCAGAGCCATCAATGTTTGTCTTATTGATACCGGCTGACATAAGTACATTTCGCACCTCATTTACATAAAGCGATTCAGCCTTTATAAGCAGCCGGTCTGTCAGCTTATCCTCTTGTAATATGATCGACTTATCATAACAGTCTGCATCAATGTATACTTTCCCGCCACCATCCTGTCTTGTTGGGGTTGTAATGATGTATATTCCAAGCGGATGACGAATCCAGGTCCTATCAGGAGCCTGAATTTTAAACCATGGCCTGATTCTTAAGTCTGTATAATAGCTTCTAATTTCTATCTCACGAAATCGTATTGATGCAGTCCCCATAATTTCTGCTTCGCTATTAAATGATATGCTGCATTCGACATTGTCTAATGTTGTTATCACCTTTTCTTCATTGTTCATAAGTTCATATTCAAAGTCTATCGTTCTGTTTCCTTCAAGCATTTTTATGACCTGTTCATTCGTGAACTCTGCATATGACATATCATACATACGAAATTCCCTCCCCATGCTCCAGCTGTTCCATTGATAAATTTATAATATACCCTTTGTCAAAAAATGCGTTTGAGGCATTGTAGGACGTTATATCAACATACGCCACTATATTCCTCCCTCTGAAACAATATACTCCATTCGCATCCATAATTTCTTCCAACACTTCTTCCTGTCCACCGTATATGAAGGCCGTAACGGATAAAGTTCTCTTAGAGAAGGTTCCTGCCTCCTTTACAGGATAACGTCTGCCTAAATAATTAACCAGTGCATTTGAATTCTCTTTTGACATATTTACAGGTATGTATTCTGAATCATTGGATAGCATGAGTTTCACACGTTTCTCCATATGGTTTATCTCTGAAATGTAATACCCATCGTATTTTACAAACACCTCCCGAATTTTACTATCCGAAATACCTCCGTCATAGTAAGCCCTGACATAATAGCGGTACATACGGTCGCTTTTAACTCCATAATCCTCATATCTATACCCTTTATTACTGAATGGAGGATTGATATATGCGATTGGAAGGAATTCTCTTTCTCCTTCCGCGCGATAAATATAAAATGAATTAATATTTCCACTGAAATCCAACTTGACAAAGTCATCATAACTTTGCACGGTAAGCTCCGGTGTATCTGGCCTTTGACAATTAATTGTAAAAGATTTTGATACCTGGTCGGACCATAAATCATAAATATTCGCAATTGACAATATGGCAGCGTATACACCGTTTTGAAGTATGATATTAGGTTTATGAGCGTCCTCTATTCCGCCCGATATAACTCCACTATCATAAATTTCCTTTCCATACTGCATGATTTTAACACGCGCGCTCGATTCTTCAGACCGTTCTGCCGACCATGTTATTTCTGTCAATGCATCATTTTTTACGCCTGTTATAATAGGATTCCCCGGTTTTCCCACTACATAAAATTGACCTGTAGCGTATTCGGACACCATGCCAATACCATTATAGGTTCGCACCCTCCATTCAGCAATTCCGTTCCTAAAGGCAGACGCATCCACGGTATGTTGCTGGTTCGAGGTAGCCACCATAACATCATTCCACTGGCTTTCTGATTGCATCTTCCATCCAAAATCGTATTTTGCCTGACCTGCCGAAAAGCCTGAGTTATATTTCCATCTAAATGTTACATTCCCGGAATTTGGAAGTATATCGCCGTCCGGATATATAATTGATGGCTTAAAGGGCTTTGCATCTTCATGCGTTATCTCAATATAGGGAGCATATCCCCCTTCTATTGTTGCCACACGACACACATAGGGTATCTGTGTCCCTCCTGCACCAGAAGCCCATTGATCGTGGTTGTTATCGACCAAAACGATAGAAAAGGTTGGATTGGCGTTATTACCTACGACTAGATTTGTTATATCTAAAGAAACCCATGAATTGTAAATTGTGCTACTGACATCAAATACCTTTTCATCGTTCCCGCTCATTACATACTTATCCCCATACATATTCTCGAAGGAATCGTATGTATTGATATTAACTACCTCTTTTATATTATAAAATTGGGTTTCAAAGGTTACCCTAGTCTTCGATTCCGTAACATAGAGATATAATTTTGCGGAGGTGATATTCTGGTCGTACAGGGCAGGTATGGCAAATTGCATGAGGCCGAAATACTCACGATAATTTTCCCCGCCATAATCCGCTCCAATCAACATCCTTGAATCATTAAGTGCAAGAATGTTATTATTCCTATAGTTTTTATCGTTAAAGCATGTTACCTTTGTCATTGCCATTTTACGCTTTCACCTTTCCTACCCTGAGTGCCAGTCTTTCATTTTTTGCCATTTCAACAAGTTTTTGTACGCTTGATATTTTTTCTATGTCCGCATTAACATTAATGATATAGGTATCTCCAGCAACAGATTTTGATTGACTGCTACTCATGATTCTACTTCCGCGAGGAAGCCGGACCAATTCTGGACCAGCTTCTCCCACCCATGTTTCTCCGCCTTCGAAATAATCTGTTCCCCGGGCGTTGTACTTTGGCCTTGAGATATTCTGAGTAGACGCACCGATTTTTCCGACGCTGGATGATACAGTATCCATAGTTCTATTCAGGTCATCACCCTTTCCGATGATGACCGCAATCACTGCGGCCAGCGCAATAAGAGCGGCTACTACTCCCAAAATAATTGCTGTTGTCTTTATTGTTTTTGCATCTGTTATTCCCAAAACACCCATAAAATTATTAAATGCACCTACCGTTGAATCCACAGCCTTCACTACAGTAACTGCTGTTGTCACAACTCCGGCCAACGTTATAATAAGTTGTAATACTGGCGTTGGTATGACGGATAAAGCATTAAACAGTGCTGTCAACGCTGGAAGAAGAATCTCTGCAAATTTTCCGGATAGAGCTTGCGCAACTTGTCCAAATCGGTCCATAGATTTATTTAATTGATTGAATCCATCCAGTGTCTCTCCGCTCATTACATACCCGGTCTCATACGCAGAGCGCATAAGATTCTTTAATTCTTCATTTGTCAAGTTAAGTATTGGGACTATTTTTTCTCCGGTGGTTGATAAAAGGTCACTTGCGATTGCGTTCCGTGTCGTAACATCCTCCATATTCCTAAGCGATTTTATGACGTCTGTAAACAACTGTCCCTGACTTTTCAAATTCCCATTAGTATCCTTGATAGATACTCCGAGGAGCCGGAATGTTTTTGCGCTGTCGTTTCCGCCCTCGGCCGCATCCTTTGCCTTTTCTGCTAAAGCAGCCAAGTCTCCCGATGCGCTTTCTGCATCATACCCCACTGATTTTAAAACGTAATCCCACGCCTGGTATTCATTTGTTGTCATACCCATGGTTTGCGATACAGTCTGAATTTCTTTCGCGTGTTCAGCTGTCTTTACTGTCAGCCCACCAAGGGTAGTTACCAACGTACCTACGGTAAGAATAGCTTTTCCGACGTTCTCGTCTATCGCATCAAACTTCCCTGCCAGAGTCTCAACGGCCGGACTGGCCTCAATACCAATCATACTTGCTACATCACGGATTGTGTCCCCAAATGATCGTTGCGCTTCATCGCTTTCCTTACTTTTCTTGGCGAACTCATCCAATCGCTTTGTGTTGTCTTTATATTCATTTTCCAGTTTCTGTAGCGTTGTTCTACTCTGAAGGAGTGTTTTGTCAAGCGCATCAACCTGCTTTTCACTCTTCTTTTGGCTTGACATGGCTATATCGTAGGCTTTTGCTTGCTCTTCTACTACTTTCTTTTGAAGGATAATTTTCTGTGCAAGTGCTTCCTGTTTTATTTTCAATTGGTCGGTTTCATCGCCGTATTCCTTAGCCTGTTCCTGAGCCAGTTTCATTTCTGCGTCAAGCAGCCCCATCTTTCGGTTACACTCTGATATTCCCCCGGAAAATTCCGAATAGTCGAGACCAAGCGTAATAGTCTTTTTGTAATTATTAGCCATTATGCAAATCCCTCCACTTCGCGCATTGAATGAATTATCTCCGGTTCTGAGGCAAAATACTTCGGACTGTAGCTTTCACCATTTACCTCACTTACCCTCATACATGTTTCGTCCTGGTACATGTCAATTAATTTAACAATCTTTTTCAATGGGCTGTTCCAGAAGTTCTGCTCAGACATTCTCATTTTCACACAGTAGATGTAATATAGCATATCAAAATCAAATATCAGATCTTCTGCATTCCAACCGCGCCCTTCAATATCTGAGCTATCATTTTTTTTGCCTGTTCATCCTGTTCCTGTAAGTCAACCCCATTTGCTGATTTGGCATATTCTTCAAGGATTTCCTGCAAATCATGAGGCCTCATTGTCAATGCAAGTGTATTGGCCTCCTCCATAGTAAAATCCTGATGATTTACCCGGATGCCGGCATACAATGCAATCGCTGCAAAATGCTCATATGGCAGTTCCTTAATTCCGGTTTTTGAAAGTTCTTCCTGCAGGTATAAAACTGCCCGCATGTTGAAGGTGGCCGTATAAGTTCGGTCGCGGAACACAATATCTACTTCATTTGCTTCTTGTACACAGATTGTTTTTTTCATTCAATCACCTCATGATGTTGGGACTGGCGCTTTTGATGGGCCGGTCTGGAACCAGGCGTCAATCTGTTCTTTTGTTAAATCTGCATTTGCAGAGTCCGCAAAGAAACGCAGCTCCTTATCTGAGTCCCTTGGAATAAAATTAATCGTAATAGAATCGGTTGAAAAATTCAGATTCTCTGTTGATTGCTGGACATTACTGTTGATTGGCTGGGCCCTCCCCTTTAGCAACCAGATTAGCTCTTCTTTTCCATTTGTCTGTTCCACTTTGTACCCTACGGCAATGTATGGAGCCTCATCTCCGGCTTTTTCATGGATAACCCCATCTTTGTATATATTCCCCAGCACTACAGCCCGCTCCTCCACCGGAATTTTATTGACATCCAGCACTAATGCAATCCCGTTCAGTTTCGCAATATTTTCCTGCTGTACGCCATTACCATACAGAGTCCCTGATGATAGGGATGGAGTGACCTGAGCCTGCATTGCTGCTCCAAGACTTCTTACGTCCCCATATGTGGTTCCTTCCGCTGTATCAGTTAGAAGGCAGGCGTACACTGGGTCCACAATGTTTATCCTATTTGCCTTCTGTGATTTATTTGTAGCCATTTAGTTATCCTCCTTAACATGATAGAACATTATTGTTCCTCTCCAAAGTTTTCCATTTGTATCATAACCATATGATATTGTTGGTACCATATTAAACCGTTCCGACATGATCACTTTTCTTGCCTGCTCTGTCAACCTCACCGCTTCATCTCTAATCACACACCAGACGTCAACTTGATATTGTTCTACAAGTTCTGTTTCCTCGCCATTCCCAAGCAGTCCTGCGCCGGTAGAAACTAGATACCAGGTAAAACATGGCGGAATAATAGGAAAAAAAGACTTTATTCCTGGTATCTTCAATCCTGTTTCCAACATCTGTTCAAGATTCACCCATCCACCACCCTCCGAACCAGGTCATCAATCATTCTTTCGATCTCTCCTTCTGATGCATTCGTGGCTCTACTAATAAAATTAAGGCCAGGGACAAAGGTGGCTCCATCCCTGGCAATATGTCCTGTATCTACTGCGGCCCATTTATATCCTGTATGCTTCCCTCCCTTTACGCTGACATAAAGGTTCCCCCGTTTATCCTTCTTCACAGCAAACTTAACATCATCTTTCATGTGGATGTATGGCCGGCTACCATCATAATTTGACGGCATAATCTGTTTTGCCCGCAGCTCAACATCGGAATTATGTAGAAACTGCACCACCTTTCCGCGAACTATTGACCCTATCTTTCTCAATACAATTCTTTCATTCTCCTGCAATTGTTTTGGCATCCTGTTAATCATTTCATTGATGGATACCATCGCGTCCTCATAATCAACCTGCACCTTCATATCATCACTACCCCACAGTCAGTTCCATTGCACTCTCATTTGTTTGATAGCTGCGAAGGATAGTATACTCAACTCCTCCATATGACACTATGGTAGGTACACTACCCTTCTCCAACTGCTCAGCCACCATCTCCCAGTCATACGGGTCAATCTCCAGCACAAATTTTGGCCTTAGCCCTACCGCATAGGCTCCATAGAATTCTGCTCTTGTAGAAGATTTCTTTTCGCAGTAAATATCCTCCGTGATTCGGCCTATTGTACCCTTATCTGCCTTCATCCCAATCAGTGTACAAATTTCATTCCTCATTTTACTCCTTATATTCCTCAGCCAGGGACATCGCAATCTTCATACCTTCATAGGCATCCTTATATCGATCTGCTTCACCATTGTAATTTTCCTGCCATCTAAGATATAATCGCAGACACGCCTTTACTAAGGATACGTCACTGGGTAATATCTGCACTCCGCACATTGCAAGGTCCGACAGGTATGCATCTTTCAATTGCATAAGCTCCGAATCCAGTTTGTCATGTCGGATTCGGAGCATGGTCCTTAGTTCTTCTGGCAGTACCTCTAATTTCAGGTTAGCCATCATTATCACCCCTTAGGTCAAGCATTCTTTTTCGTAATGGTGACAAGTGAATTCTTATCTATCACCTTACCATCACAAATCATGACAGCCTTGGTTACCTGGTCTTCCGTATCATTATCCTCATAACTCTTGACCACCATGTTATAGTTTGTATTGAACATGTAATCAGACCAATCAAACAGGAATGCCACGACAGTATCCTTTGCAATCGCGGCCCCAAGGCTTGTCATGTAATCATTCAGCACCACCCGGCGCCCGAGCAGTGTCCTTTCCGGTTTCCCGTCAATCCCATAATTCACGCGGGCAATGGGCTGCTTGTTTGTATCCACCATCCCGATGAACTTCATGAACGTCTTTTTTGTCATGTTCCAGACAGCTCCATTCTCATAAGCAAGAGGGAGGGCCGCTTCCGCATCCACAAGTGTCTGATAGGTTGGGTCTGCACTGACCGCAAGGTCGATATTCTGCCCGTCAGCTACCGCCTCTGTCAATACCCCTTTTGGCTGTCCGGTTCCACTTCCAGTAATAAACGACTTTTCCTGCGCCTTCACCATTGCCTCTGATACACTGTTCACAAACACGGTCTCGAATACCTGTAAGGACATGACCGAAGTTTCCAGTGTCATGGAGATGGCGCATCTCAGTTTGTATCCCTTAATGTCAATCTGCCCGGTTGTTTTTTTCTGCGTATCACTGCCAGTTCCTTCGGCTACCCAGGTTGCTTCTGGCTTCACATTGGACGTAGGGACCGTAACCCCCGCTGCAAAGGCCGTTTTAGTCACAAGAGGAAGAATCGTTCCGGTTGTCTCCATCTTTTCTACAATTCGATTAAGGACCGTAGGGGAGATTACCGACCCCACATCTGTTGTCTTTGTGGTTGCTGCAACATTCACGAATTTAGTAGGGATGGCAGTTCCATTCAGCACATAGTTCATAAACGCCTTTCTGTACTCAATGGAATCATACATATCTGCTGTTTCATCCTGGTTGCAAGGATTGAAGACTGCTCCTTCTCCTACACCAGCCAGCGGTACCGGCGGCTGCGCCAATGCCCTCAAGTTGGCAGATGCCTTGGCTGCTGCCTCAAAATCCTGGTCCAGCTTTGTGACGGCGTCCATCTTCCTGTTTGCATCCTCCAGCTTCTCCTCGTTAATCAATGCTTCCGCCTCATTGATGAGGGCCTTCCTCTTTGTTTCGTACTCATTCCTAGTCATTGATAAGTTCTCCTTTCAGATTTAAAATTCGCAGCCTCATGGCTGCCTGCTCTTTCTGCCTAAAAAAATCCGGGGTGTCTGGACCCGGAGCTTTAATTATGTTTCTTATTTTTTCTATGGTTTCATCTGGGATTCCAGAAAGACCATTCTTCATTGGGATTGCATCATCTTTAGAAAACATGATTCTGTCCACAAAGCCATATTCCACAGCCTGCTGGGCCGATAAGTATGTCTCCCTATCCATTAGGTCCTGCAATGTCCCTGTATCCATACCGGTCTTGTCCGTATAGGCATTCATGATTGACTGGTTTGCTGCCCTCAGTGCATTCCCTGTATTGTCCATGTCCCGGTAATCACCGGACACTGATGTCTGCACATTATGGATCATGAACATCCCAGTTGGGCTGATTTCACTTTCACCAGCCTGGGCAATGACTGATGCGGCACTCGCCGCAATGCCTGTAATCCTGATCAGTTTCTTTCCAGGATAGTTCCGCAGCTCCGTATAGATTTCAGAGCCTGCCGTGACACTGCCTCCCGGTGAATTGATATAGATTTCAATATCTTCCCCTCCCGCTTCCTGCAGTGCCTTTAAGATTTTTTTTGGGGATGTATTTTCAATCCCTAGCCAGTCATAAACCCAGTCATTACCGGATTCAACGATCTGTCCCTTCACGTCAATCCTTACCGCCATCTTCCTCACCTCCTTCAAAAAGCTTCATGATTTCCATCCTGGTCTCGTTGATGTTCTCCAGGTTCATGTCCCCTATAAGTCTCCTGACCTGATTCACGGTCTGCGTATCAAGCCTCCTAAGTGGCTTATCCCCATCTGCAACTGGTGAAAGGTTGAATGTCTCCCTCCACTCATTCGGGGTCAGGGCCCCACGGTCCACCATTGCCTGAAGTGCAAGCTTTGTTGAAAGACTCGCACATTGAAGGTTTGCCGCATCAAAATATATCCTGTTCCCAAACCCACGCTCGCGCCGTGTAAACAGTTTCCTGGAAGATTCCTCTCCTAACTGTATTGCCATCGGTTCGATAACGGCCTCAAAATAGCTGTTCCATTCATCTTCTGTATAATTTGAATGGACTATCTTTTCGTTTGTATTGAAAAAAGCATAAATCCTTTCCTTCGTGTTCGCCTGCTGCATAGCATTCGGCACATAATCCTTTGGCTCAATTCGGATGGCATCCGCTTTCGCATCTACGCCGGCCGCACCAAATGTAGGACTTGAAACGCTCAAATAATTGTCAACAAACTCCTGAACATTTTTCTTCAAATCCTCAGGGCGCATTGGTGTTGTATATTTAAGCAACCAGCGAATGACACCGCTGTTTCTAATTGCCTTTACAATTCCCTGGTCCGTTGTGTTTACCACCTCCATTAACGGTGTAAGAGCTTTATGGGGCGACTCTCCAAATATATCATTGTCCTTAAAATCATTCCGGATATGGATGACTTCTGTATATGGTACATTTAGTGTTTTCCCGTTCAGAAAGGTGAATTTTAAATACAGTTCCAGTCCTACATACTTTGTTTCCACCATGATTGCTGGTATCGGATACAGCTGCACCGGCAGCCCATTCTCATCCCTGACAATCAAGACAAACGCATTATTATTAAGTGCGAATTGCGTTGCCACCTTCTCTAACATCGTATGTCCGCCCATGTAGGAATTTGGTTCCTCCAGCAGGAACCGCATATATGGCTCCGGATTAACGTCCACTTTTCCATTATATCTTCTAACATGCTTCGCCTGGAGCTTTCCGACCGCTTTTGAAAAGGGACGGATGCAGGCCCTGACGATATCGCTATCATACACATCCCCAGTCCATGCCGCGAACCCATTCCCAGTCTCGGTTATCATCTTAAAGGCAGTCCCTGCCGTCACATTCAATAATTTCCTTGCCAAATAATTCCTAATTCCCAAACACTCATCCTCCTTTCCCTAATCCTTAAATCAAGCTTTGCAGTTCCCCCATTTTGTCCTGAAGGACCTTATATCCGTCTATCAGGGCCAATGTCCCATCAATCCTGTTCCTGGTATCCATCCCCTTTACCGGCTGGATGTTCCCATTTACATCTGTCTTGACCACCGTATTAAAGAAACACCATTTGTCAATCGGATGGTCATTATATACAATCAGTTTTGCCTGCAGGTCTGCCTTCAGGTCTTTCATTGGCTGGCTCAATGTTATTACTCCCTGCCGTACCGGTATCATAGCCTTTTCACCAAACTCAGACTGGAACTCGCGCAGAAGTGAATCATCTATATGCCACGGGTCGTAACCAATGTATAGGATGTATATGTCCTCCTGGTCCCGCAATTCACAGAACCAATCCAGCATGACCTTTTTGTCAACCTTGTTTCCTGGGACAGTCCTAAGTAACCCCTTATCCTTCCAGAGTTGATACGGCACATTATCCCGCTCTCTTCTGTTTCCTGTTTCTTCCTGCCTGTCAAGGACTGCCTGTGGCATCCAGTACATCTGCCTCACATAGATGTTCGGGTCATCACGCCTCATGCACAGCACCTTCGCGGCCGCCAAGTCTACTGAATCAGCAGCGTCCAAACCACCAATCCCATATCGGAACGGACCCGTAAAGGTCGCTGTGTTCTCAAAGTCTTCAAACCGTAACCATGCCGCCTCTGATGTTTGTTTAAGGTTAAAATCCTTTACAAGCACGGTCGGTTTGAAAGATTCATCATCCTTTGCCTTCTGGACCATCTGCCGCAGGTAATCAATAGACTTGACTGTCCCAAGCCCTGGGTTTGCCTTTATCCAGCATTCCTCCCTGTCCCACTCATCTATATGGTCAAGTTCGTAGATGAACGGAAGGAAACGATTATTCCTGGCCCTGTCAAACAGCACATCGGATGCATATTGATACTGGCTGTCGAATATGCCTTCCCTGACAAAACCATTCGTGGTGATACAGAAAAGGAGCGGCTGTTCACGCGCTCCCATTGATTGTTTGACCAAGTCATAAATATCCCTGTTTTTAATCGCTGCCAGTTCATCAATTACCCCGCAGTGCGTATCAAGCCCATCCAGACTGTTGGTGTTACTGGCAAGAGCTTTTATGAAACCCATGTTCATGGCACAGTATAAATCCGCGGCCCTCTTCCGGATATGTTTTTTCAATAAAGGAGACTGCATCCTCATTTTATTTGCCGCATTGAATCCGAGCCTGGCCTGATCTAACATTGTTGCAACATTATATATCTGCGGTGCGCCCTCCTTGTCGTTCATCAGCATGTCCAGTTCTATGGCGGCAGTCTCTGTTGTTTTACCGTTTTTTCTCCCTTCAATAATCAATACCTCATTATATTGTCTTAAATTATTATCATCAACAAATCCAAAAATGGACTGTAACCTCGCTTTCTGGAAAAGTTCCAATCGGAGAGGCTGACCCAATTTTCCGGTAGGTAATTTACAGAATCGTTCTATAAATTCAATGTGGCGGTTGGCAATCTCCATATCGAAATGGAACTCACCTGGATTCAAGTATTTTTCCATCAGTGTATCTGCAATTCGCTTCATTTTTTCACAGGCAATTATTCTTCCGTCGCCTATTCCGGAAAAATACTGCTCAAATTCAGTCACCCTTACCACCACCCAGGAAGTCTAATAATTCATCTGTCTTTTGACCTTCTTCCGGAAGAAGGTCAGTAAGCTGTTTTATGATTTTTTGGTATGCCGTATTCATCGTGTTGTATAGGTCTGCTACTGGCCGCTTTCTATCGTATGGCGCCTGTTTTTCCCCCTGCTGGAACATTTCCGTAAATCCGTTTTCATCCAGGTCCGCCTCGAAGTCCTCCAATGTTGCCCTCATAAATGCGGCCCGTTTTATCAATCCCTCAACTGTTTTCTTTTTATGTTCGTCCACATTCACAAATAATTTTTTTAGTCTGTTTTCTTCCTTCTTTATCCGCCTATCCTTCTCCATTATGTTTCACTTCCTTCCATTGGGGTGGGGGTACTGTAAATTTTCATCCATAAAAATTGATGTGGGGGACTCGGTGAAATTCTTTTTAACCCACAATTAAAAAAAGGGGGGAGTATCAATACTTTTTTATTCATAATTGTCTGACAACTTCGATTGGATTCCCTTCACCATCAAATATATAGCGCCTTTGCCTCTCACTTTCCCTAAAAAGGAAGTGTCCTGCTTCCCTGTCATGACATGGCTTGCAGACATATTCCAACAGGTCATGATTAAGGGAAATATCCGGGTTAGAAATGTTATCAGGTGTTAGTATAATTGTATGATGTACCATATATCCCAGGCGCTCATGGCATCGTTGGCACAATCCCCCATCAATAGATATTCGTTCTGAGATAAAGGCTTTCCTACATTTCCGCCACTGCCCCGAATCGTAAAACGCTCTCGCAAACTCTTTTGCCATCAACCTCATTCCTATCATTATTTTGCAAAATAAAAGCACTAGGTCAAATCCCTAGCGCTATAATCCTAATATAGTATTTTGCTTTCTAACGAGTAAAGCTTCTCAGATGGTTCTGCAATTAATACACCCGACTCATCGTAATAATAAATATACGCTTTCTGTGTATCCTTAAGTGCCTTATACTTTTGACAAATTGCCGTTATAGTTGTGTTGACAGCCAAGCAGTAACTTGCCTTATCCTTCTCTTCTGCTGAATACCAGATTTCATCACTCAAGATAATCCTATAAGTTCCTGTTTCTGTATCCTCAATATCAATAATATTATCCAACCCATGAATATATTGAGCGATTTCCTTATTCATCGATTCATAATCAACTTTAGGCTTGAGAGCATTAAAGAGTGTAACCAAACTAATTATAATCACAATAACGAAAAATAAAATTAGTACTAACCATTTCTTTTTTTCAGCATTCACAATACTTCCCCTCCTTTTTTTTGATTATACAACAAAGTCTAACAAATGAAAAGCCTACGTTGCAATCACAAATATGATCTTACAGGAGGCCCCGGACGCCCTGAGTTTCAGACGCCGGGAGAATGGGTAACAGAAAAGGGCCACCGTCTCCGGTAGTCCCAATTCGTTTCATACATTATAACACAGACCATGTGTGCCATTCTATGCCATCTTTAAATTTTTAATAGCCATCGCATGAATTCTATGAACCTGCCTCCATTTGTAATCCATCCTCACACAAATCTCTTCCCATTTAAGCCCCTTAAGATACCGGTATGTAAGCAAATCCTTTTCTCTCTCATCCTCCATAGCCTCAATCCGCTTTTGCACCTCCTGAAATGCACATATCCGGCTGTACCGGGCTGCAACCAGTTCCTGCTCTATCTCATCCACCTTCACTGCATAATCAGACAGGTCCTTCTTATCCGTCCCGTGCGGCATCCCGTCATTCGTGACCGAAGGAGACATTTTATTCCGCCTCAGTTCTTCCAACTGCTCTTCCAAACGCCGGACCCGCCGCTTCTCCTTCTGATAGGACATCAGGAACTCCTTTTTCTGTTCATTCTCAGTCATTACTTTTTCTTCATTCAATTCAAAATCCTCCTTTTACCCCGCACACTTTCCATGTACGGCCTGTGTCTCCTCTGGGTCCTCGACGATATAACACTCCATGGTTGTATTGACATTGCTGTGTCCCAGGACCGCCGCTATGTCCTTAAGTGATGCCCCATGCCGAGCCATGTATGTAGCCAGATACGCCCGGAACCTATGCGGGTGCAGATTTAATCCCTCCAAGCGCGGGTCACTGGCTACTATCTCTTTGAGCATCTTGCGTATGGTGCAGGTGCACACCCTGCCATACAAACCACCAGTTTTCCTAAAATTAATAAACAGGGCCTCGCTGGTATCTGGCAGTGCCCGGCGCCACTCCAGGTATGCTTCCAGATGTACAATAGCGCGTGGAGTGAAGAACGCTGGCCGTTCCTTGCGTCCCTTACCGTAGATAATGCAGCGTTTCCGGCTGATGTCTATGTCGCCAACATCTAATCCGACCAGCTCTGATATACGCATCCCTGTAGCCACCAATATCTCCACAATGGCTCTATCCCTGACATGCCGACAGCCACACCGGATGATTTCCACCTGCTCGTCCAACAGCACCCGCTTCACGCGCTGCTCCTCTTTAATCTTATAGACTTTACCCATGGGATTCTTCTTGGGTTTCCGCATGAGGCAACCACCATCTTCCAGCAAATCCTCATTCATGAGCCATTGTAAAATGATTGAAAGACGTGAATCTTATTGTTAAGGGTGTTATCCTTGTTGTGGTGCTCCGTCTGCTTCCAGGCCAGATAGGCCCTGATGTCATTGCTTGTCACGTCCGCGTAGTTCTTCCGCAGGAATTGGAAAAGGCATTTAAGTTCGCCACGGTAGTTCACTATAGTGGCATCTGTTCTCTTCTCCAATTTCAGGCACTGCAGGAACATCTCCACCACCCGAGGGGTATCATCCACGTACTCTGCCGGCAACTGCCTCTCCTCCGACTCTGACAGGATGGTCTTGTTCATCAAATTCATGTACAGGGCCGCCTCGACCTCTTTCTGCCGTCTGAGCTCGTCCCACATCTCCATCTGAGTTACCAATGTGTCTAATACCTGCCGTATAAAAACATCTGTATTAATCGCTGTCTGCATATTATATCCTCCCTCATTTATGGTATTATTTTCCACTTGTTCACCATGCTTGAGTAAGCTATAATATACTCAAGCAATATCAGAGCGGTGGTAGCATCTTGGCGGGTGTCCACCGCTTATTTTCTTTCACGCACATATGTTCTTTTCTTTCGTTTTTATTTGCCGGGGTAATCCCCCGGCTTGTTTTATCTATACTCGTTTTACCACAATCGGTATCCTGCCCAAATCGTACCCGCATCCCATCAATACTTGCGTCACCCTGTCCCATTCATCGGCCAGTTCTGACGCGTTCCCATCCTCCACCCTCACAAAGGTATATCGCTTTTGGTACAGGATACCCACATCACTGTAATGCTCTATCTGCTGCCGGTGCCGGATGCCCAGCATTACCATCAGCTCCGCTGCTCTGTACCGGCCGTCGTATTGGCCACAATCATACAAGTCATAGTACACAGGTCTTGATGCCGCGTACAATCACTCCCTTCGGTGGCTCCCGCAGCTCCGGAACCGGGCACAGGCTGGTGTATATGTAGGCCGGCACCGTCCGGATGCGCTCCTTGATGGCCTCGTCGGCCTGGGCGGCCAGGGCCTTGCTGCGGTCTATGCGGCTGACCTTGGACTGCTTACTGCCTTTCTTTCTCACGGGTACCTCCCTTCGTAGCACAAATGTCAGTTTTGTGGATTAAGCAGTTCTGGATTATCGAAGACATTTCCAACAACTTCACTCGGATAATTTTCTTCGAGTATGTCATACTGATTAATTCCAGCATGCATTGCAGTATATTCTGTTCCAATATTCAATCGCTCAATGTAGAAACAATTTGTTTTAAACCCAGCATCACCTGGTCTAAAATCAAACTCTCCATACCTAACAATTCCAAAGCAAGTCCATTGACACCAATGTTTCTTTGATGTTGATTGTTTGAGAATATCATTCTCCCAAATCTTCCGACCATTCTTATCCGTTAAACCCGTATATTGGCAGACGGTAGACGGTTCTACCTCAATCCATTCATCATATCTTTCATCATATCCATGATACAGAGCGTCATTGTTAAATATCGGAAGAATATAATGGCACTCACGACAGAGTACATAATACCCTTCCACCCATTCGCCATTTTCACATCCCTTTGCTTTAAACAATATTTCTCTCACTTTATAGCCCCTTTCGCTTAATTGGTTAAATATTAATCTTCGTATGGTTCTATTTTCAGGTATGTTATCCCCCGGATTGTCCCGTTCCCTATTAACACATCAGATGCTGTCAACATCCCCGATATATCTGCACTTTCTTCCTGTCCTATATCTGCCAGGACAATATCGTCTGGCGGCGCTTTTTTCAGCAGTTCGATTAATTCCCATACCGTCATTGCTGTCTCCTTCCGAAAATTTTAATCTAGTAACGGAAGCATAGGCGGCATCTGGCCGGTTTGGTATGCCTCTGCAATCTGCGGTGCCATCCACTCCCCGGCCGTCTGGCCATCCGGTAGCACGATGTCATACAAAAATTCTCGTTCCACTGTGCTAATTCCAGCTTCCACTGCCTCCAGTTTCGCTTTGATAATTAGATACAATGCCCGCCACCGGCTCCGGCAGGCTTGCTCCCAAGCGGTATGCGCCGCCGCCTCTGTCCGGCGTTGCCCACGGCCGGGCGTGTACCAGTATTCCCGCGCTGATTTGTCCGGCAGAGGAAGAAGAAACTTAATTTGGCGGCCGGACATTGAAAAGCCTATTACCGCCAAGTTATCCTTGTATCCGCTTACGAACTGACTAGCTCCATACTTCTGTACTAATTCCTCTATATCTGCCTTGGTTCGTGCAACCGAAATAGAAGTTTTTTCCGCATATGCCATTTTCACACCTTCTTTCTTAGATTTCCTAATCTTGTTGATATACAATTCTTCCAACACCTTCACGCTTTTTATAACAAAATTTCGTTCCCTCCACCTGCGCATAGCTGTGTGGAATCGGCTGCTTAATATGCTTTTGATTTCTTTCACAGCGCAGATAACCACAATTCTGTTTCGTGCAGTATGTAATATCCTCCGTCATACTCATCCTCCCAGAAATTTACGTTAATGCCCACAGTACTACCATGCAAAAAATCCACAGTACTTTTATTGCAGATAGCAACGTTTTACTATTGATGGATATAGTTAATCCCCATGTGAACATCATCGCGGCTAATGCTAATGACTGGGGAGTTGTAATATATTCTTTAATCACTTTTTATCCTCCAAATTTCATTTTGCAATTATGCTGCTTTTTTCTTATACCAGCCTCTCCATTTCTCTGCCATATTGCACAGAAGCCCGCAGCCCCAACTGGTTCCCGGAATGAGTTTACTTTTTCCATTCCTCTCCGTCTGGATGCTTCGGAGGATATGCCCAATAGCAGAATACCGTATTGGCCGATGCGGGATATATCCCACATTGAAATCCTCTTAAAACACTCCAATGTCCCATAACCACATCATTAAGATTATTGTGTCGAATTGCCAATAATACATATCCTGAATTTTTAGGCAGTTCTGACATCGGATGAAATTCAATTTCTCGTCTTATCATGTCTTTAACCTTTCAAAATGTTAATTATCTGTATGTAACGAGATTGTCAATCCGATAAGGAATAAATCCGCCTCTGTACATTTCCCTTACCGTTTTTTTATCTGCTATACCAAAACCCAGGCTCCCCTTATGATTGTCTGGGAATAGTCCCCTCAATCGGGACAGCAAATACAACATTTCAAATCTCATGTCACACCTTCTTTCACTTTTTCTTACGTTTCAATCTACAATCGTAATATATACACTCACAATCTCATTACATGCTGGACAAACAATTTGTTGTTCATACTCATTCATTCCGGTTCGGACGTTCTTTAGGTCGTCTTTTTCAAACTCCAGCAAGGCTCCACAGTTACTACACGTTATCCTACGCTTTTGGCCGTACTTAATTACTTTTACCATCTTTTTCACCTCAAAACTTTAATATTTTAGTTTGGTTCATCATGATATTTCAATGCCTGGCCGCAAGTTGGACAGAAATAATCATCATCCTCAACCACATCTGAATCACATAC